GTTTTATTAACGGAGGCTTAAATTGGCAACGTTAATCTTGCCATAGTAGTCAGCACTGTTTCCAAGTGATGTTGCTTGGTTTGTGAATACTGCCTTACCATAACGAGTCATCAAGCTGACGACAGGTTGGAATGTGACAGGATTGACAAGAACACCAGAGCTCATCAAAGGAATGTATGGGCAATAGAAGTAACCAGCGTCTGTTTCACCGTTACCACCCTTATAGCCCATGAGGATTGTGTCATCAACGGCTGTAGCTGGGTCACCCATATCAATGCCAGCACCTGCAGTATTCCACAAGTAGCTGTACACCTTGATTGTACCGTTCAATGTACCAACTAACATTGTGTTGTTTGGACCCTTGAAGGAACCTTCAACAGCTGGTGCAAAGACTGACTTTGCTGCAGACTGAAGAACGGAAACGATCAATGGAGAAACAACGATCCAGTTACCAGCACCACGACGTGTCTTACGTGCAATTTCATTTGCAACGCGGTTGATGATAACACCAAGGTTAGCAAGACGATCACCAACGAATGCTGGTGTGTAGTTACCACCTGTACCATATGCACCTGTTGCTGCGCCGTCGAATGTATCAACTGTACCAGCAAGAGCAAGAAGGTCAACCAAGATTTCTTGGTCAATTTCTTGTACGATTTCAGCGGAAAGAGCCTGTGTCATTTCTGACTCAAGATCCAAACCGTGCTGTGCGTTCAAGTCTTGCATTGCCTCGATTGTCCAACCAGCTTGCAACTTACGGCTGCCTGCTTCAACGGCTTGACTTACGACGTCCAATGTTAACTTACGACCGCCTGAACCCTCGAGGAAGCTACCAGAACCACCATAAAGTGAACCAGCAACCTGACCGAATGATGCAGGATTCTGTGCGTGTGGTCCAAAGTCACGACCGTCTGGATGACCAGCTGTATCATATGCTGGTAAGCTTGATGGCCATGCATTGTACTGTGCACCTGCACCTGGAATTGCAGGAACGATATCGCCGTTAGAATCAGTGTAGCTCAATCCACCTGCGCCAGGTGTTTGATCTGCACCAACGCTACCAGAATACCAACCACGAAGTCCACCAGGGACTGGATCGTGGAGGTTACCCCAAACTTCTTGGTCAGCAGCAATTGCTGGAAGACCAAAAGGATTTGTTGCAGGAGCGGCTGCTCCTTCTGCGTAACGATAACGCAATGTGTATACTAATCCAACAGGACCACTCATTGGCTGAACGCCGACGAGCTCTGTTGCGATAGATCCTGGAATGACACGGCGGATCATGGGGATCATGATCTTACGGAAACCCGCGATGTCGTGTGCAACGGTAGAACCCGCTGCTGCTGACTCTGCAAGAAGGTGATTCTTCTGATTCTCAAGCAATGGAGCAACAACTGCCTGCTTAGATGCTGGAAGACCTTCAAGGAGAGCTGCCTTTACTTCTGTCCAATTTTCAAACAACTCATTCATTTTACTTTTCTCCTTAAAAATTTATGCGATACCTGCGAGACGGCGAAGGTGTTCGAAGCGTACTTTCTTTTCGTCAGCACTTTCCTCAAGAATTTCACCATCCCCTGTTCTAATGACACCTGTTGTGTCTTCTTTGTTGTCACTCTCAGCTAGTACTTTTTCTTCCTTCCCTGAGCTCTCTGTTACTTCATTATTGTCATGTTCTGTCTCGCGAATAACACGACCAATGAAAACCTTATATGCTTCGTTTAGCTTATCTGTCTCAACGTTCTTGAGAATAGCTTCCATAACTTCACGTGAACGACCACTCAATGGCTTCAATACCTTTGCCATTGCTTCCTTACGCTCAATTAGCTTTCGCTTCTTTTCTGACTCTTCAAGAGCAGATTCAAGATCGGAAATTCGTTCTTCCATCTCACGAACTGTTGTTTGGGCTGACTCCTCATCAGCATAGCCTGTGATAAATTCTTCAGCAAATGCTTCAAAGATACGACGGCCAAAATCATTCTTACGAACTTCTTCGATATCTTCACGAAGTTCTTCCATTTCAGCAGCAATGCGAAGCTCAAGGAATGTATCTAACTTTTCAACGAGCTCAGTTAGAT